ATAAACTAGACAACTGGTTTAAGAATACATTTGATCCTAATCTTCACGCTGCTGGGTCGTTCTTCTCTGACGTTACGGGATTGGCTCCAATCACAAGCGCTACGCAGCATTTAATGACTGCTTCTCTTGTTCAAGAAGTGTTTGACAAAACAGGATCGGTTTACAGCAACGAACTCTTGGCTCAATGGGGTCTTACTCGTAGCGAGTTTGATCGCATTAGAGGCCTGCTTAAAGAAACCGCTGTTGTCAATAAGTCGGGTCGAGTTGTGGATATTAACTTTAAGACTTGGGATCCAATGATGCACGATCGGTTTCTTGACTTTCTAGAGCGAGGAACAATTAGTTCTATTCAGGATCCCCCAACTCGCGGTGACTTTGCTAAATCGTTCTACGGCGAATTTGGAAGAGTCCTGTCTCAATTCAGGACATTTAATATCAAGGGTATAAACAATTTCTTGATGACTAGCATCCAACGCAACGATGAGCGAACCTACGCCGAGTTTATGGCAACAGGTATGCTTGCAACGTTTACTCAGATGGCTCGTAAAGTAATCTTTGCTCCTACAGAGAAAACACCTAAAGAACTAGATAAGTATTGGCAGCAAAGTTTCTCTCCGCAGGCTTATCTACAGTATTTCGCTTCTGGCCCAGCCGAGACATACTTGTTAATGGGAGCCACGGATTCCGTGTTGTCTGCCGTCCTTGGTTATTCTCCGATTGCAAATAATGTTCGGTATTCAGGACAGCAAGGAAGTTGGTTTGATGTTAGTGCTACTCCTGCTTACAGCGTGTTAGACGGAGCAAGAAAAGCCATTCAAGCCCCAATTCAAGCGCTTATTCGAGATAATAAAGATTTCACTCGTAAAGACCTGAATAGCATCACGTCTCTTATTCCTTTCCGACGTGTACTCGGAATTGGAACTGTTGCGAATAAATTGGAAAACGAGTTGGGAAATATGTTAAACTTGCCAACAAGTCCTATCCCTAAGAAGTAAACCTAATCTCTCATACTATAAGGAACATAAACCATGTCTATTTCATATAATGCTTATACCGCAACCGCTGGCCAAACATCGTTCGCCTTTACTTTCCCTTATTTAGCGGTAGATCACGTTAAAGTAAGCAAGAACGGCGTGACTTTAACCACAGGGTTTACCGTGGTAACCTCGCCTTCAACAAGTATTACCCTAGGAACTGGCGCTGCCGTTGGGGATATTATCAAGGTATACCGCTTGACGCCGGGACGCTCGGCTTCCCCAAACAACGTTAATCTTGTTGATTTTGTAAACGGATCAGTTCTCTCCGAAGAGGATCTTGATCGCAATGCGCGTCAACTTCTGTACCTAATCCAAGAAGCCCAAGACGTAGGTAATGGTGCGTTATCATATGATGACACGTTGGCTGCTTGGAATGCCACTCAAAATAGCGCGGTTGGAAAGATCTCCAACGTAGCAACTCCTGTTGCTTCCGCCGATGCCGCTACGAAGGGCTACGTTGACAGTCAAATCGGAAGCGCTTCTGCCCTTGTTTCTGGAACCCTACCTGCGGCTCGCTTGCCTGCTTCAGGTGTAACGGCTTCCACTTATGGAGACAGCACAACTCCGCTTACTCAGGTATCCGTGGACTCCACGGGTCGAATCACGTCGGCTTCTGAACGAGCAATCGTTTCTGGAGATCTACCTTCTCACACGCATACTGCCGCAAACATTACCGACGGTATCGCCACATTTGGCGCAGCAAGCCACACTCATACAGCGGCTAACGTAACTGACTTTGCTACCGCAGCAAACGCCTTAATTGACACAAAGATTAACGCGAACGCAATTACATTTGTTGCGGGTGGTACAGCCAACTGGGACGCTGAATCTAAACGTATTACAAATGTTGCTACACCTGTTGTAGGAACTGACGCAGTTAACTTAGACTCCGTAGCCAACCTTGCGTTGTACGGGAATGCAGCGGCCGCTCTCCCACAGAGTTGGAATTTAACTACGGGAGCGTGGACAAACGTTGGTGGAAGCGGCGCTAACACAATTGGGGAACAAGACCTCACACTTAGTCCTTCCGCCGTCGGAACAAACCCAAATCTATTCCTAGTCATTCTTGGTGGTGTGTTGCAGTTTCCTTCGACTGCGTACCGAACCCCTAGTCCAACCACTATTACTTTAAGCGCCACGGGATCTGCCGCTCCTTCCACGGGTGTGTCTGTTCAAGTTAGAAACTTTGGAGTAAGCCGTGCTTTCTCTGCTAACGCTGATGCAAGCAATCCCGGAGTTGTGACAATCGGAACAAACATTGACGTTGCAGGTGGAGTTATTAGCGTTAAGACGGGAACTACATCAGACAAGGGTGTGCTTTCGGTTGGGAGTAATTTAGCGGTTACGGCGGGAGCCGTAAGCGTTCCTGACGCCACCACAAGTGTAAAGGGAGTTGTGTCTGTTGGAACAAACTTAGCGGTTACTTCAGGTGCAATTAGCGTGGCCGAGGCTACTACGGCTGTTAAAGGTGTAATGCAAGTTGGCAGCGGTTTAAGCGTTACAAGTGGTACTGTATCTGTAAACGGAGCAAGCAATGGTTCTACTGCGCTTGAGTTTGCAAACAATGGTTTAAAGGTTCGCGATACAAATAATAGCCACAGTTTAGTTATTACTCCGGGTTCTGATTTAACGTCAGATCGAGTTCTTACTATAACCACGGGAGACGCAGCGAGGACGCTTACAATAAACGGTAACACAACACTTAATGGAACCAACACAGGTGATCAAACTATAACCCTGACTGGCGATGTCACAGGTTCGGGTACAGGGTCGTTTGCTACTACTATTCCTGCTAGCACCATAACCCTAGCCAAAATGGCTAATATAGCCATCGATACAGTTCTAGGAAATAATACAGCAGCCGCTGCTGCTCCTGTAGCGATTTCTTGTACGGCCGCAGGTAGAGCGGTAATTGGAGCCGCAACCGCCGCAGCGCAATTAACAGCGCTTGGAGCGGACGCTAAATACGCTCAGTTGGCTGGTGACTCCGCAGCATCGTTTAGTAATCCTCCTTTATTATCAACCGCTGCTACCGCATTTACTGGTTCTAATCAAATAGTAAATAAAGCATATGTAGACGTATTAACTGCGCCTCATTATGTATTATTTAATAATCTAATTACAGTTACAAGCGGGTCAGTACAAAGTACGGGTGCGGTTTGCAACATAACTTTAGAAACAATTAACGGAATAACATTTTATATCACGCAATATCCGGCATCTACAAATTATAACGCATCAATTAAAGCGTCTGCGGGAACATGGACTGTTACTTGGCTAAGTAGCGCATTAGCGGGATCGCTAAGTCCTTATGGAGTAACGCTTACTAATGTAAGCACCACATTTGTTTCTCTAGGTACAAGACCTCTTATCAATTCTGGTGCTTCTGCTGGTCCATATACTTTATTTGCTACAAGAACTGGTTAATAATTCAACAGAAAGAAAATCAAATGCCTTTAAATTTCATAGATCCCGTAATGACCTCAGGTCTACTAAAGACCGTTAATAACTTAAGCGAACTTACAGCCACAATCGAAACTGTGTATACCAACACGGGTATAGATCATACTGTTCCCGTTGGCGTTATATTCCCTTGGTGTTCTGATAATGTGGTGGCTCCCGTTGGTTGGTTGTTCTGCAACGGACAAGCAGTAAGCCGAAGCGCTTATTCTGCTTTATTTGCTGTTATTGGGACTCTGCACGGACAGGGTAACACAACAACAACTTTTAATCTTCCTGATCTTCGTGGACGAGTTATGGCTGGTATTGATGACGCTGCTGATCCTGCTGGTAGAATCGATAGCGCTATTACTACAGAGGATGCTTATACTGTTGGAGCAACGGGTGGAGGAGATGTTATTACGCTTACTCGTTATAGAACCAACGCGGCGGCGGGTACAACAACATGGGTAACTACTGGTACTGATGTCAACGTTGTTCAGCCCACCCTTCTTGTTCAATACATAATTCGTACAGACGTAGCAAACGTGGGCGCTCCATGATGAACGAAGAAATATTGATCGCCATCGGACGCCTTGAGGGCAAGGTGGACTCGTTGTTGAATATGCAACGTGTACAGCAAGAGGAACTCCGTTCCCACGATGAGCGTCTCCGTAGCCTTGAGCATAGCCGTGGTGCTTTCCTTGGCGCCGCTGCGTTAGTTGGCGCGGCCTCTAGTACAATTTTAACCCTGTTAATGAAGAGCATGACCCATGGATAACTTAGAAAAAGTCTTGGCTTCCCTGCACACAGCGTTAGCCAGCGACCTCCTTCGCCGCATTGAGGACGGAAGCGCACAGGCTGCTGATCTCTCGGTAGCCCGACAGTTCTTAAAGGACAATGGTATTGACGCCTTGGCTAGCAGCAGTAAACCACTAGCCAACCTAGCGAAGACCTTGCCTTTCCTTGCTGAGGATGCTGCTTGATTGCTGAACCGATAAAAGATTTTAGAAACTTCTTGTTCCTGTGTTGGGAACACCTAGGTCTTCCTGAGCCTACTCCTGTTCAGTATCAGATTGCTTCGTACCTACAGAAGGGCGCGAAGCGCCGAGTCATTGAGGCGTTCCGTGGAGTGGGCAAGAGTTGGATCACTTCTGCATATGTAGTCCATAGGCTACTACTCGATCCAAGTATCAACATCTTGGTGGTCTCGGCTAGCAAGCAGCGATCCGATGACTTCAGTACGTTTACTCTTCGGTTGATTGAGGATATGCCAATGCTTCAGCATTTGCGTCCGAAGGACAACCAACGCAACAGTAAGATCGCTTTCGACGTTGCGCTTGCTCCTGCTAGTCACGCCCCAAGCGTGGTCTCCAAGGGAATCACAAGCCAGATTACTGGTAGTCGTGCTGATTTAATTATCGCCGATGACGTGGAAAGTTTAAACAACAGCGCCACGGTAAACCTGAGAGATAAACTTGGTGAAACGATTAAAGAGTTTGAGGCTGTACTCAAACCCGGCGGACACATTGTCTACCTAGGAACACCCCAGAGCGATCAAAGCATTTACAATATGCTTCCTGAGCGCGGCTATGAGATACGGGTGTGGCCTGCGCGGTATCCAGATCCGAAACAAAGGGTCGCATACGGCCTCAGGCTCGCACCTGAGATCTCTAAATCTCTTGATGAGAACCCTGACTTGCAGGGTACACCCATGGATCCTGTTCGATTTGATGACCATGACCTAAGAGAACGAGAGTCGGCGTATGGTCGCTCTGGGTTCAACCTTCAGTTCATGTTGGATACTGTTCAGTCCGACTTTGATAAGTACCCGTTGAAACTGACTGACTTAATGGTGGTGTCTCTTAACGGAGACGTAGCCCCTGAGAAGCCTGTGTGGGCAGGAGATCCGTCTCTAGTGTTATCGGATCTTCCCTGTGTTGGTTTGAACGGGGATAAGTATTATCGCCCTATGGCGTTTATAGGCTCTTGGATTGATTATACGGGGTCGGTGATGGCGGTGGATCCCAGCGGTCGCGGAGCCGACGAAACAGCCTACGCCGTTGTAAAGATGCTTAACGGGTTCCTGTACGTCACGGCTTGCGGAGGTCTCCTTGGAGGCTACAGTCCTGAGACGTTATCGGAACTTACGGCTATTGCCAAGTTTCAGAAGGTAAACCGCATATTGGTTGAGTCCAACTTTGGTGACGGGATGTTCGACGAGTTGCTGAAGCCGTACCTGATGAAGGAGTACCCTGTGACCGTGGAGAATGTCCGCCACAGCATTCAGAAGGAACGACGGATCATTGACACCCTTGAACCCGTAATGAACCAGCACAGGCTCCTGATTGACCGTAAGGTCATTGAGAGCGACTTTGAGTCCACCAAGCGTTACCCTAGCGAAAAGGCTCTCAGTTACCAACTAATGTTTCAGATGAGCCGCATAAGCCGCAACAGGAGAGCCTTGGATCACGACGATCGGCTAGACGTCCTGAGTATGGCGGTGGGTTACTGGGTTCAACAGATGGCACAGGATGTTGACAAGAAGATCTCTCAGCGCAAGGAAGAAACCTTGGCTAGGGAACTCGACAAATTTATGGATATGTCTTTAGGCAAGAAAGCGGATGAAAGAGACTTATGGATGAAATTCGATCTTTAAACCAACGCCATGACACATTGATCCACAACTACCGGAAACTTGCTTGGGCTGCTTTACAAGCCATGAACACGTTTGAACTGTATTTGAAAGACAAGAAGACGGGTAAAGAGGCTGGTAGGGACTTCCAAAGATTGTTCGACGATATCCCTGATTTATTGGACAGTTTGGAATACGGTGACTTTAAGGAGACGGATAGCGTCTCAGGGGACTCATCTGACTCAAAGTGAAACTTGAAGGTCTAGTTCCCCCTATTTCCCTGTTGTTTGGGGGGTAGGGGGGATCTATCTGATCTAAAGTGAATATTCTATTAGGTTTACCATGGTAAACTAAAGAGAGATGATTAAGATACCCTTCATAATCAAACTCAGAGTCACCGAAGTCCTATCTGAGTTAACCTTGGGCGGTCATGTATAATTATTCACCCTTTGCTATACAGAAAGACACAACGTGGCTAGAGATTACAAGAAAGAATACAAGAACTACCAAGGGCGCCCAGAGCAGATTAAGAATCGCAGTAGCCGCAATAGCGCTCGTCGTGAAGCGATTAAGATCCATGGTAAGTCCGCAGTACGAGGTAAAGACATTGATCATCATGACGGTAACCCAAGAAACAACAGCAGACATAATCTTCGGATTATGAGTAAGTCAGCGAATCGCGCTAAACACTAAAGAAAGAACACATGGCAGAAACAGCAGGTGGAGGTGGTGGTAGCGGTTTAGGTGGGGGAGTAGGCGGAACAGGAGACACACAGATTGGAACTTATATTCCTCCTGATGGTGAATCTCCTGCCCACACCCAGCAGAACATGGCGCACTATGCGTCCGACCCAATGCACCTCAGTCAAATGCTGATGGCGATGTTGTTGTCAATTTTCAAAGCACAGTCTCCTCCACCAACCCCTCAACAGGAGTTAGCAATCCATGGCTTCAAAACGCAGCAAGGTACGCCTCAAGAACTCCTCCAAAGCCAGAACACCCAAAGGCTTGCCATCAGGCCAACGTCTGTACCCTATGCCTAAAGAGATTAACCTACAGGGTATTAAGATCCCTGTGGTTGTCGGTGACTGTCCTGAGGAAGGTGCGATGGGAATGTTTCTTAATTCCCCGTCTCCTAAGATCTTCATAAGCAAAGACATTGCTCCCTCTGAGCAGCGCTCTACGCTCTTCCACGAGGCGCTAGAAGCCATCTCAGCCATCTACAACCTTGAGTTGACCGAGAATGCCATTTGTACGCTTGAGGTTGCTCTTCAGGCTCTGATGAGGGATAACCCTAAGTTGAAATTATTTGCTAAAAAAATCTGAGCGGGCTTTGTGATAAAAAGGCCGGCCGATTCCCCCCCGTGGCACCCTCGGTGAGCCGTGGTGAGCGTGAGGTGACAGTTTTATTATCGGACGCTGACCAGTGCGACAATGGCGGGCGATGGGCGCCTAGAGTTGACCATGGGGGCGATGGTTTACCATGGTAAACCGAGCGCCCGTATGCGTCCGCAT